TCACCGGTACATTCAGCCGCGTATCCCAGATGACGCTGCGAAATGCGCGGACGTGTGGGAGGCTCAGGTTGCTCTGACCCTTGATGTAGTGAATAATCGCAAAGGGATTCTCCGCGACCGACAGGTCTATTACGGCCAGACGACCGCCCTCCTCGGAAAGAAGAAACGTGTGAAGCGCGTCCCACGTCTTATGTGTTGCCGCCAGGTCAGTAAAAGTAGTCATAGTAACCGGCTCCGCAACCGCCTCCGTAGGCACGGCGGTCACAGCTGGTACAAGAGAAGAGGAAACAACGGAAGCGTACGTAGACATTTTTGTAGGAAAGTAAGAAAGTAAGAAAGCAAGAAAGCAAGAAAGCAAGAAAGCAAGAAAGCAAGAAAGCAAGAAACGTAAAAGTAAGAAAGGAAAGAAACCAACATCAATTTTTATATCAATCAGGCGTTCAATTTTTTGCCCCATAGTACGCGCACCGAGTCTAAAAAAGCCACCTAACGGTAAGTAGAAGGATGTCCGAATACGACCTTATCCCCGAACTGGGGGATTTGATAACAATTCATAGCGACCTCTACAAAACGACGACCGGTCGTATTATTTATCGCGACGGGTCGTTAATTCGTATTCGTCCTACCAGTAGTTCCACGACAGCCGTGGATTTTGAACTTGTAGAGGAAACACAGCAATTCCTTGAAAATCTTGGAGTTACGGAAATCATAATACATGAAAAACGTAAATTTCCGCATTTCTCACGACAACTGGGCGCTGCGCCAGGCGAAATGTTGGAATTTTTTGATACAAAGGGGAATCCAGCAGGCGAGTCTGGTATTGTATTTGAAGTCATAGCCACGGATACGGAAGACGGTATTAAATTGGAAAGTGGTATCGTGTATGATTTTGGATTTATTGGAGCGACGGGTGGAACTGCCGAAAATCCGATAGCCGTATTACGAGTACGAGCACCCCCACAAGCCGAATTACCTCCTGAGAATAATTCTACGACGGCAGAAGCCACAGAAGCCGCAGGGAACGCAGAAGCAGAGAACGCAGACGCTGATGCAAACGCATTCCCGGATATTGATTTTGATATTCTACCTATTGCGCTCGTAGAAGAAGTACCAACACAAGAGCAAACCTTCAGCGACAGTGTCCAGCGCGAAGATATGTTTGTGAGTCTTCTAGTGGATGTACCAGTCAAACGCCAGAAAGACCCAAAGATAATGCAGAATCTCTATCGTGCGACTGATGTGCTACTTGCGCTAAAGAATTCGGTCGTATTACGAGACGAAGGTGGGGCAGTTGTTCCCGGTATTCGTTCGTACACGCCAGCAACAGTACAAGATGTAGTCGCGCTTCAACCGACCGGCGCACCTATTTCGGCGATTCTACCCGTTGCATCTGTGAAAAAACGACTTTATTCAGATGATACAACAACAGATTCTTTGAAACATGTTGAATTTCGGAATGATACAATGAGTCTCGCAGCGATTATGAAACCTGAAGCGATATTTGCGAACTATATACAGGGTCAAAACGCCTTTGCGACGTATTTATTCAATGTTCTAAAAAGTACGGAGGCATATGTTCCGGCCAGTGAGCAGACGAGCGCGATTCAAGTGGATCAGGATGTTTTACGTTCGGCAAATCCGATGGTAGCCGTGGAGGGATTTCCGGAAGTTCCAGAGGCCTTCATTCGTGGAGTACAGAAGCCTGATTACTACCGAACCTTTGATAGCGATTCGCTTGGAACGATCGAACAACGTATGATACGTCTTATCGGACCATCATACGTAACAAATGCGAAGACAGGCAATCGTATTGTAGTTGCCCCCGCGGATACAGGTAATGTTGTTGAAACAATTCTATTACCCTTGTTTGTCGTACCGTACCGGGCACCCACACGTTCATCGGTATTATTATGGGATATGCAGGCAAGCGAGGTAAGTCGTAATAATCGTAAGTCATTTTATAAAGCGCTTCTGTATTGGTGGGACTTCTGTAAAATTATAAAAGATGATGAGGAAATTTCGTTAGAAGAACTATTGACCGAGCGACTTTTTGAAACATTATCCATGACGAATCAAGAAACGTTAGAAACGCTGGATGCCCTCGGATTACGTAATCTTGAATTCAGTGAAAAAGTATTTAGTACATTATCCTACACGATATCCGAAGGATGTAAAACATGGGATGGAGAGTTCGCTGAGTTACAAAAACGAGCTATGAAAGCAATTCAGGTGCCGTCGCGTCCAGCAGTACCTGCTACTGTATCAATTGATGCGCCTCTCTATGTTGCCCCTCTCGCAAATCCACTACTCGCTAAAGTCGTAAAACGAATTCAAGATGCGCAAACACCTGAACTCGCGAATTATGATTTACTTCTTGCGAATGATTTACTGCGAGAATCCGAAACAACCCTAGGTGCCTATTGGTATGCCGTAGCCGGTCAATTACCACCGGATGTTGTAATATCGCGCGAAATCACATATAAATTACAAGCCGATTGTGAGAATCGTAAAATCGCCGTGAAACGTGATATAGCGAAAGAATTTTACGCTGCTCCAACCATCAATAAATGCCCACATGTGCACGAATTAGAAAAAGTTCGCGGTGTTCGTTTGGATAGTACGCGTATGTTACTTTTGGAAGCCTTCTTGAAAAAGTACCGAGGAGCGCAACAGGGTAATTGGATTCAATGTAATACGTGCTCCCAAGACTTAATGTGTAAGCACGAAGTCTTATTATTAAATGAATTCCTTAACCCTGGGCGGGGTTCGTCTTTACATAAATCGCTGCTGTTGGAATACGCCGGACCCGTATTTGAAGGCGCATATATTTGTAAGAATTGTGGACAGAAGATTCGTGATATTGAGTACGATACACATTTGGAATTTGACGATGAAGGACGGCCAATGGTAGGTCGTACGGTTATTGAACCGGATACGGAGTTGGATTTTGACGAAGCAGGTGGAGATAAGAAAGATGGTAAGGAAAAGGAGAATGAAAAAGCAAAAGCAAAAGATGAAACTGACCTTGCGATGGTATTTTCGGAAGAAGTAGCGGTACCGTTCAAGCGCGAGGAATTAGCATTATATTATAATTTCCGTGCGGTTTTTGAACGATGTGGATTAGTCGTGGATATGGCGACATATCAACGGGTTGTTTCGGCGGCCCAGGATTTCCTGAAAATGTATGTTCCACCGGAAGCGAGTTACGTCAAACGACAACAAGCACTGGCGGCAGCAAAGAAACCGCAGGATATACCGTACAAGGCATACGATGCGAATTACAAAATCGGAATTGTGGGAGCACTGGTACTTCTGGAACTTCAAACATCCTCTATTAATATTCCTATACCGGCTACGGGATGCCCGTTCAGTCGCGACGGGTTTCCTTTGGATGGAACGGATATGTCTACGGCGGGAACAGGTGCGTTTCATTATATCGTGTGTGTTCTTACGACAATTATCCGTAGAGATTCGCCGTGGGTGGATGTACCGTGGGCGGGTCTAACGGGTAAACAACGTCAAGCCGGTGTAGAAGCCATTATGAAACGTGCTCTCTACGCGATTTTATGTTTCGTTGTAGGACCGGGTGGACAGGCACCGCCGCCTATTACAACGGTTTCGGATACATACTTAACAAAACTACGCGATGCGGCGGCACAGAAAGCTGCGAAGGCTTCGGGTACGACGGGTGCCGCGTTAGCCAGTAATTCGGATATTTTACCGGGTTCGTATCGCCCAATGCCGCACGTTGTAATCGCAGCAACGGAGGCGGCTGTAGGAAACGCGGCACAATTTGACCGTAATGTTCGTACGGGTGATGTATCGGCTGTCGGACCAGTTGTCCGTGCCCGTCAACATCAAATCGCCCAGCAAATTGTTGCTGACACGCATAAGCATGGTAAAGAAACGGCGATTATCGTTGCGAATAATCCTCGTTCGGATTCTGTATGTTGCTTCTCCCGTTTAGGAGCCGTTGCGAAAAAGGGAATGGGAATTATGAATCGTAGCGATGATGTTGCGCAAACAAATGAAATGGACGCGCATACAGCGGCATCCGCCATTATTGAACGCCGTGACCCGGCATTATCTGCTACGGGTACGCATATCATAGTTCCTTGGTCGGCTCCGAAAGAGCGTAAGGAAATTCCGAGTGCCGATAGTTCCATGTATTACAAACTCTTTTTGAAACACTGCTATCGTGGAACGCAATACGGTATGGTACACGAATTCGGTCTGGATTTTACGTGCCGTCGCTGCCAATTCCACTATCCGGAAGAACTTCTGTATTTAACAAGTGCAGATGTATCGGCAACGAATGATAAAGTTCTTGCGAAGATTATGGACGAGATGAATCTTCGCCGTAAAGAGATTGCGTTAGAAGCATTTGCTACTGCCGGTGTAGTAATAAATACAATGACATTCAATAATCTGGAAATGGCTATTCGTCAACGGAGACGCATAATTCCCGTTGAACCCGTGGTGATTTTACCGTTTTTGACATTATTGGAATCCATACAACCGCTTGTGGATGTATCGGCCGAGGCAACTGCCGATTGGATAGAAGTACGGAAAGCGTTTCACGAAATACAAAAGACGCAAACTGCCGGTTTAGGACGTATTGGTAAATTGGCGGAATTCTCACGGCGTTATAATTTACGCCTTGGTGCGTTGAGAGATAAAATGTCGGCGGTTATTGTGGGAGCTGTTGGTTCTGTTGCGCCAGGAATGCCTAAACTGAGTAAAATGCAGGAGCAAGTTGTACAAGACGCACTTCAGCAAATAGAACTTCTCACAGAGGATGGAAGTGCAAGTGTTCGGAATATTGCGAATATCTTCGTTATTGGAGCGACAAAATTATGTAAAGAACGTCCCAATCCTATGGCTACTGAGTTTTCCAAATTAATTCCAAATATAAGCATGCATCACCGCGGATTATTGATGACTATTTGGGAAAAACAGGGACAAACGACGGCGAATGCGATTAAGAAGTTACGTGAATTGGACGATGACGATGAAGTAGCGGTTATTAAAACGGCATTAAATAGATTCGCTGAAACCTATGGGTCATTCTTGAATATCTGGTTGAATTCTATGCGACCTAACACAGGGTTTACGCCCGAAGAATATAGATATGTATTACGTTGGTCTGTATATACTATGTTAAATTCTCTCTTGACGGAAACATCTGTATTCTATCGTGATTCACCATCTGTTGGAGCGAAGCGGAACGCCATAAGGTTTATTCAAGGCTGGTTATTAGAATCGCTATCGTCGGCTGACGCAGAGCGGGAAATATACCAAATGACACCTGAACAAATTACAGATGCACTGAATGTCCGTGCCGAATTAGAAAAAGCCGCATTTATCGCGAAGTTTGATAAATTGGATAGAGACCTTCGTAAGGCTGAACTTATGAAGAAACAACTTAAAATCGGCGACTGGGCGGTTGGTACGGTGAAAAACATGCACTCGTACGATGCCGATTTCTTTGAGTTTGAACGCGACCAGCGAGCCGCTATGGGAGTGCCGGAATTTGCGCAAGATGTTCGCGATGCAACAACAGTGGCCGAAAATCGTTTCGGATTTTATGAATTCGGAAATGAAGCGGTGGGGATGGATGATGCGAGTAATCACCGTGCGACGGAACACGAGGACGAGTAAGCCAATGACCCTTCAATATTGAAATGAGCACTCCCTTGGGTGCCCATTTCAAGGGTCATTGGTCTAAAATGGGAGTACTATTCTCCCTTAAGATGCACAAAACACTCCACTCAAGTATCAAAGGATATATTGATTCCCTAAAACATACGGAATATACTACGGTATGTCGCGGATGGTGTCTAAACCCGGATTCTGACGAACCGTTACTCGTTAGAGCCCAATGTGCGCATGTGGAAATACCAATAATTTTTGAAGCGCGTCCAGATGTAGATACATTCTATAAGAAGCCGACGCAAAGCGCAGTTGGCTGGAACGTCACAGCGACAGCAAATCAATTGTTGGAAATTCAGGTATTTTTGGACGATGATTGGAAAACTGTATTTATTCCAGCAAAGGCGATAAATACTGCGCTATCAAAACCGGCACCTCCAACGTGTATTGTATTAGATAATGTGTATGAAGCACCGGATGATATTCGTGCGTTTGCGCTGACTTGCGACCTCAAAGAACATTCCAAATTTCATAAAGGCAAACGTACTGACGAATGTTATAGATTTCCTGGTTTGAAAGAACGGTTTGAGCAGGTTCTAGGTCGTAAAATTACAGGTTGGGATACATATGGGACGAACGGATGTTTTCAATATTGTATTGGTGGCGACCAACTCGTATATCATAATGATACCCAACAATATGCGGGTGTTCTGTATTTAACTCCAAATGCCCCACCAGAAGCAGGAACACACTTATATCGTTCTAAACATACGAAATCAATGAATGGATTTACGGGTGATTACATGAAGACGTATCCGACAGGACATCTAGACCCGTCACAATTTGAACTTGTGGATGTTGTTGGAAATGTATATAATCGTTTAATTTTATTTGATGCGCATATGATTCACGCAGCGGCATCTTATTTCGGTGATTCAAAGGAAAACGGACGGTTATTTCAGCTCTTCTTTTTTGATTTGGAGTAATCTTGAGCCAATATAGAATGCCTTTTATAAATAAAAAACAAGCATTCAAACTTCTTGATGATATGATAGCAGGCAAACAAAATTGTATAGGCGACTGTCGTCAAGTATGGTTGAGAAATATAGGATATGCGTTGAAAACAGATACGAATCCTTTACACCTAACAAAAGCAGAACATACAAAAATGAAGTCAAAAATGGAAGAGGTAAAAGGTAAGAAAAAACATACGAGAAAATTAGCCAAAAAATATTTACTTCGCGGTTCTCCACCGTATCCGGCAAATGAGCACTGTGGTGAAACCAAAAAAGGTAACGATGGAAAGATGTATGTATCTGTTCCGGATAAAAATAAAGTATGTCGGTGGAAACCAGTGGCTTGAGTAGCGCCGAAAAAAGTTTTATAACAAACCACAATAAGGATGAGCGTATTGTGGTTCGCTTTTGGAATTTATATTATCGGCGTGGCCGTCGTATTATACATGCGACCAAAACTGATGTTTGGAAACGGAGGAACGTGGAAGGAATTTGGTATTTCCAACCATAATAATTATACAGTGTGTCCCTTTTGGTTATTTACGTTGGTTTGGGCGGTTCTTTCGTATGTATGTGCGACAGTTGGAACAATTGCGCTCTCTGGTCTCACGATTCAATCTATGACACCGCAAAGTGATAATGAATTTCTCACACCGATAAGTTCTGTACCTGCGATCCCAAATAATGTGAGTCAAAACATAAGCCCTAATCGGAGTATTATACCAAGCCCGAAAGCGAATGTTTCCACAGAACTCCCGGGATACTATATTTTACAAAGTATTCCCGGTTCAAAGCCGAAATATGTATATTTCGGCACTACACCACCGACTATACATAAGCGCTAGTGCTCCATATCTATTTACACATTCCGGATAATGTACCACCGATACTTACCCCGAATAAACTACCGAAGAATGCGAAATAGGACCATCCCATCGCATCTAATATTTTTGGGTCAATATCGGGTGGTAACATACCGCTGACTATATTACGAAAGAACGGAATTAACCATACAATAAATAAAACAACTGTTTGAATTCCAAGGGCTAGTCCTGCATTATTGGCGACCTGCTTCATATTTTGGACACTTCCACAACTCTCCTTTTGTATCAAAGCAAAAGCACCGAGAGATGATAAAAACGTACATACGAGGATGGCGAGGAGTGCGACTAAAAGTAGCCGTCCGTCTACGGATTCAGACCCGAGGATAGTTCCGAGGCCTAAGAATACAGCAAACGGTATTATAGCATTGAAAAGTGAAACACATATCATCATAACATAAAGTATCGTGTTATCCATGCCGTTTCTACTTTCTAAATCCATGAAAAGTATGAGCCAACGCAATGAACGTAAAAAATCACGTAAAGCAAAAAGAGGGGCAGTATCCGTTGACCCTAATCTCGTAGTAGATATGGATTCGTGGTTACGTTATTATGCTAAGGCAAATTGTGTTTTTCATGATGGAGCCTTTTTAGTATTAGACCCTGCGATTATGGCTACATCCATGGAAAACGCAATAGCGGCACCGGTGAAAACGATTTTACCTCCAAAGGGTTATGATTTCATAACATTATTACGTAATCCTGCTACAGGCGAACAACTCCGGGTTGCTGCCGAGGAAAAACGTGATGCTGTTCGCGCAGAACGAAACGAACACATCAAGGTATTACAGGCTGAGTTTATAGAGGCCGAGCGACAGATGTTGGAAGCCGTAGATGCGAGAGAAGCCTTAGAATTACCGGCAGAACGCGTCGCCGCGACATTAGCGATAGGAAATCTTATGAAAACATTGGCTGAAGCGGATAGTATATTACAAACAACGGTGTATCCTAAAACATATGCTATACAAAGTCGTGTTGAAAGCAAAATGCTATTTCCTGATACGCGTGATCCGCGAATTGCGAAGTTAATGGGTATTAAGGTTGAGACAACGTTACCACAAGAACGTCTTGTTCCTTTAGTCTAAGGGATTGTCTATTGTAACGGATACGTGCGTATACGGTCTTCGGATTTATCACATTCAACCGTTTTAGAATCATACTTGAAACAGGTTCCATTACGATCTTTGTATATTACATCGGCCGTATTTTCCAAATTGGGATATTTATGTATAACAACTGGAGCGGGTTTCAATATATATACACAAAATACACCTAACATAAGTCCAAGTACGAATGGAAAGAATTCTAAATGATTGAGGTACTTCATTCCTTTCTTTATAGTAAGAAAATAAACATATAAAGTAAGGATGTATGATTTAGATTCGGTACTGAAAGTACCAGGACTTCCTACTCTTATAAGTTTCATAATAGGTTTTGGGTTAGCGTGTATGTTTCGCCCTTTATGTAAGGGTCCCGAGTGTGTGATTCTACGTGGCCCCCCGGTTGCTGACATACGTGGTTCAGTCTATCAATTCGGTTCAAAGTGCGTGGAATTTGTACCGAAACCTATTGAGTGCCCGAGGTCGCAAACAGTACCGGTTATTGAAACAATCACATTTGCTGAAATGAATTAGATATCCTTCGCCCAGTAGTATCATAAACAGAAATGTAATTCTTGTTTATGATATATCAATTAAAGGGCAGATATCCTTTTAGTATAAATCTTCCTAGGAGGGGTTCCAAAAGGGACGTGCCCCCCTTTGCGGTGAAATCATCTAGATAAAGCCTTGTGCCTTTTTACTTAGACAATGTCGGACGGAACATCGCTGGATGCACTTGAATCGGGTGAAATTGCGAATACGGCCGATGCTTCTCACGTACAGGCAATACTCAAAGATATGTACGCGAGTGGGGCGCAACCCGCTGAAGGGATGCCTAGTTTGCCTCCGCCCCAGATGCAACAACGCGCCATGGAATTACCTCCGCACGTTCCTCCGGCGCATTTGATGCGTCAGTCGCAGCAGCAGCAGCAGCAGCAGCAGCAGCAGCAGCAGCAGCAGCAGCAGCAGCAGCAGCAGCAGCGCCAATACATCCAAGAAGACGAGCCAGTGAAACGCAAACGCAATATTTGGTCTTCTATATTATCCACTATTCAGGATCCTCTGGTTGTATCGTTACTAGTTTTTGTTTTATCGCTCCCGGTGCTTCATACGTTTCTCGGAAAGTACGCGGGTTGGGCCTTTGCGATTGGCGGACAGCTCTCCTGGCTCGGCCTCATTGCCTTATCACTTCTCGCGGGGTCGTTATTCGGATGTTACAAAGTTATAAATGAAACCTTTTTCTGATAAAGAAAAAACCAACCTTCAGTAGAGTATGGATAACGCGAAGAAGTTTCTGAAATTCTTACAAAAGATGGATGCTGATACATCGCTTTTGTATTCTAGTTATGGGTTATTTGCCTTATCGTGCGTCTATATATTTTACCATTCGCAAATCGCAACGATTCTGCTTTCCATTGGTGTTGCGTTAGTTCTATATTCGGTTACAAACTTTAATATTCCGATCGCACTCATTGCCGGTTCATTAGCGGGTTTGATAACATTACACTATTCCCGGAACGTGGAACGCTTTGCGAATCCCGAGGATGATACTGAGGAAGCATTTAATACAGAAAAGACAGAAAAGGCAGAGAAGGCAGAAAAACCTAAACTACCAAATGAAACCGAAGGATTTGAGCACGATGGGTCTGACGACGAGGATAGCGATGACGAAGATATGATGGAAGGATTCGCCAACGTTCCTAAAGCGAAGAAAGGTAGAAAAGGGAAAGCAGGAAAAGCAGGAAAAGCAGGAAAAACAGGAAAAGCACCGCCTCCGGACAATGGCGACCGTGCAGAATTCTTACAACTCGGAAAGAAATACAAAGTGCCTAGCGAGGATGATGATAAAGAATTCCACTTAGACGCAGGAACAACGTTCATGAATGCGTATAAGTCGTTGAAGCCCGACCAGATTGCGGCAATGACGAAGGATACACAAGATTTAATGTCTACGCAGAAGCAACTTATGAGTACGTTACAGACACTCAAGCCTTTAATCAAAGACGGAAAGGATATGATGGATATGTTCCAAGGCTATTTCGGAGCAGGGGCGGCGAGTCTAAACTAGACGTATAATAATCAACAACCTTAGTAATATGAAAACTATAGATATCATTTTGATACTTATATTTTTTGCTGTAATTGTCTTTTTAGCCTTTCATGTATTTTTATGGTTGACGAAACCCCGCAATCAAGAAGGATTTGAGGCATCCGATGATACAAAAAAAGAAACAGCACAAGACGCAGTAAATAATGTATTGTTACGCGCTGTGGAACAGATGAAAACCGTCAGCGCACATATACTGAATCCTAAGAACTGGTCTGAGCGTTTGGAATTAGCGACATTAAGCCCTGTTGAACTAGCACGGCGGTACATTATTTCGCAAGATAAGAACAGAGTAAATGCCTCGGCATAAAGCATTTCGTATGGTCGGCGGAGCACTCGGTGGTATATGTCCGCCCGGCTTCTGGTGTATGGATACAGTAACAATGATTGTTTGCGGTATAGTTCTCGCGGTCGTTGCGGTTGGTGCTATATACTTACATAAAAACGGTTCCGTACAGAAACCCACGGTTATAGTTGTGAATAGTAAGCCGAGTAGTCAAGAAAAAGAGCAAGTACAACAAATACAACAAATACAACAGCACGTGGATCCTCGTTTTGCGCCACTATCACCCGAGCGTTCGTTTTTCTCGCCACCTGATATCCGCGGACACCCTATCGCCGCTGGACTCGGTCCTATGATTCCAACAGTTCCTATCAATGTTCAGACGCGTGGATTACCGGATACATTTCAACAAATAGGTGTATTGACAACCCCAGGTGGATCCGAAAATTCCGGTACACCAAACCGTACAATTATTCCGCTTTTTGGTCGGCAATTAACAACAAATCGTGACCGTTGGAACTACTACACACGAACGGACGGTATGAATCCCGTACAAGTACCGGTACAATACAAACGTAGAAATTGCGATAGTGATAATGGATGCGACGAGATACTGGATGGCGAATCGGTAGCCGTACCTATTATGGGTCAATCGTTCACTGCGAATATCTATCGTTATTCCACGCCACGGTATATACCTTTATAACGGGCTCGTACGAAGCCGAGAAAACATCGTCCCTCATAAAGTAGGGATGTCACTTGAAGATAATTTTTTAGGTTGTGCCGATACACCTATACAATTACCAAAACTACTGACGCTACAAGAAATACATAAATGTCTTTCCTGTACATTACGACTTACCGCAAGTATAGGAGGACCCGGTAATTATTCTACGCGACCCGAAGGTTTAACTGTAAATGAGAATCCGACAACGACCTTATCGGTGAACGGTGTAGCGCATTCGCTTATTGAAACCGTTTTGAGTTTTCCAGGCGGACATCGTCTATTAGACCACGACGATGTATGTCCGGCCGAACTATTCTTATTTTTCCAAAATACCCGCGACCCCAGTCAACACGTATGTTTAGCGATTCCGCTTGATGTTGGCCCCGGTGACTCAAATCCGTATTTTACAACCTTGAATAATATTGTACAAAATAATCGTCCTAGCGTGGATACTGTTGTTCCAAAAAATACGACCATCTTAACCTATAACGGCGCTGATATACGCGGACGTACGACACTGAATCCTCGCCCAAGTGCGCTGTGTAATCCCGTGAAACGCATTGTTACGTATTACCTCTGTATGAAACCATCGTTCATAGCCGCGGCCGATTTCAATCGGCTAAATTCCGCAAATCCATCGGCAAAAGGTGTAGCGAGAGCCATTACAGATACTTTAAAAACACGCGTAATCACACTTGCGTCTATGATAGACAGTCTTATCATAAGTGATAAACCGAAGGCAGTTCAAGGTGGAGTGAATGTGAAATCTATGAAATGCTATCGTATCAATAAAGATAAGGATGTTATTGGGGATAAAGTATTTGTAGGAGATGATAAGAAACCTGGGCGAACCTTGGAAGATGAACTTGCTGGAAATCCGGTAGACCCAACCGATACTAGCCAAGATCCTTCAATGCGTGCAGGAGATGTGGAAACGATTATTGCGATTGTTGTAGGTGTCATAATTGCTCTTGTATTGTGCGCTGCTCTTATCTATTGGGTATGGCATTATGCTTTTGCGAATTATGATGCGGCGCAAGTAAATTATGCAGATGGAACTGTTCCACCGCCAACAGTAGGTGCGGGAGCAAGTACCGTTGCGACAGCAACAGTCGCAGCAACTACAATCGCAGCTATACAACGTGGAACCGCAACTAGATATCTACCTGTGAATTCAGGAATAACAGGAGCAGCAACAGGAGCAACAGGAGCAGGAGTAGCAGGAGCAGGAGCAACAGGAGCAGGAGTAGCAGGAGCAGGAGCAGGAGCAGCAGGAGCAGGAGCAGGAGCAGGAGGAGCAACAGGAGCAG